CGAAGTTCAGCCAGAGACCCAATTGCTTCAGACATAGTTACACAAAAACTTACATCCGCTTGTGCCTGTGTTGATACCGCGAGGAAAGTGACGGCTGCGAGTAGTGTAGTTTTAAACATTTAGTTATTCCTTTGTTGTATAAGATTAAAACTGGTAGCCAATAGCTGCTGTGCCAACAGTTCGTTCGTAGCTGTCGTAAGTAACGCCAAAGTTAATGCTGACGTTGTTGTCAAAAGTGTAGGAGATAGCAGCAGAGATTTCTTTGACATCACCAAGTGCAACACCGACACCTACACCATTACCATTAGTGGCAGAAAGTGCGCTTGTCAAGGAGATACCTGATACACCGTCAATACCCTGTTTGCCTTGCACACCAGTAGCACCTGTTTGACCAGTAGCACCAGTAGCTCCTGTATCGCCCTTGTCACCCTTCTCTCCGTCTTGCCCTTGTAGGTTTGAGACAGCAGCATCAAGTTCAGCTTGAGTTGCCATGTCACGAGAGATTAGGTTGTTAGAGTTGTTGTCTACATACTCAGTGATAACCCCGTTGTCATCTGTACCTACGTAGTTGTTTGGTCCAGCAGTAGCAGTGGTGGACATGACCGCAAGTACGGAAGCGGCTGTTGCGAAAGTTTTCATGTAGTTTCTCCTAGTGTATTTCACTGTAGTTAAGCCCGAACTCAGGGGCAGTTGAAAGTGTTACGTTTAGTTGTAGCTTCTCGTTAGTCTTTTCCATGGCTTTGTAGACCGCATCAGAAGTCTGTTGTTCGTCCCCTTCCTTGACCAAAAAGATAGATTCGTCGTGGAACTGACCTATAGCAGACAAACCTAACTGGATGCAATACCCTAACCAAGTATCGAAGCAATAAACTCCTGTTCCTTGGTTGAGAGTCGAGAACTTATCCTTGTCATGTCGCAGAGAGTACCAAAACTTAGACACAGGGTTATACAACCAAAGCTGGCCATCCCTAGTCTTTTTAGTTTTGGTGTCCTTAGCGATAGCCTCAAGAGACCAGTTGCGTTTCCAGAAGGCATCCAGAAGTTCCTCTGCGTCCTTAACCGAAAAGCCACCTCTACGAGATAGACCTAAAGGTTTGATGCCGTAAGTTGAGGAATAGTTCGTTACCTTATATGCCTTTCGTAGTGTCTTAAGACTTCCCGTCTTGTTGTGTTGATCAATCTCCTCTTGGGTTACGGCACCAGCAAACTTAGCTAGGTCAAGGTGTGCATCAAAGTCCTCCGTCTGTTGTGTAGCTACGTACTCAGGGTCGTATGGCGTCATATAGTGCATCTTGGTGTTTTGTTCCAAGCTGTCCATGTCGGCCCCACAAAGTACATAGCCTTCAGGTGCAATCAGTAAACCTCGTATATCCTCACCGTAAGCCTTATCGACACCCGGAAGGTTAGCTAGAGGCTTCACATGCTTGAACCTCAAGGTGTTAGTGAAACCATGCACCCCAGCAAATACATAATCTTCAGTATCAAGAGCCTTGAGAAACCCTTTAACTACAGACTTACGATGCTGTACGATAGACAGACCCTCAAGAACCTTAACAGCAGGGTCAACGTCAGCCAACCTTACTACGCTATCTGTTAGTTCCCCCTCTTCCCGTACTTGTGGGATTGTCCTAGTGTCTCCATTAGGCTCTCGTTTATAGTCAAACGTGCAGGGTTGCCAACCTAAGCTGTACAGCCAGTCCTTTACTTGTGCATGTGATCCGGGGTTGCCATCCTCGTATCCCTCTATTACGTTAAAGCTCTGTACATCTTCTGGCTGGTAGTTCTCCTTACGTTTAGCCTCAAAGGTAGACCCGTGTGAAGACAGTGTGCCATCCTTCTTGTACATAACCTTAGGGCGATTGACAGTCTTCAGGATAGGCTTCTTAGGCATAGCCTTGACTAATTCTGCATGTTTCTCCTTCTCAATAGTCTCTAGTGTTTCCAGCAAGGCCTTAGCTTTAGGTACATCAACCTTCCACTTCAGTCTCTCCTGATCGGCAGCGCATTGCATCTTGAAGTTAAGATACTGGATGTAGCGCCATGCGTCATCGTGTAGAGGTTTCACCATACAACTCCGTTAGTTTACGCCTCAAGTCTTCCCACAGACGCCAGTTGATCTTAACGTCACTCTCGCAACGAAACGTGTAGTCTTCTCTAGTCAGGTTCTCCCAGTCCTTTACTACAGGCTTAGGTACACCGTAGTCAACCCCAAATCCTTCAAGACCGTAACTTTTTCTGTTAGGCATCAGAGTGACTGACAAAGGGTAGGTATCCACTATACGCTCAAGCTTAGACACTTGCAATACCTTAGATAGTGCTGGGAAGTCATACCCGATTATGTGGTGGCCGATAAAGACACGATCCTGCCTAAAGAACCCCTTGATGTCGTTGTAGTCATAGATAGACTCTGGTTCACGCATTGTTTCATCTTTGTAACTTACTACGTGGACCCTATCGACTACATCTAGAAAACCGTTAGTTTCTATGTCAAAGACTGTTTCTAGCATAAATCTACCAGTTGGTTTATGGGTAAGTTGTAGCAGTCAGCCTTAAAAGTAAAACTGTTTTCTGGATCAACCTCACCTTTCTTGTGGAATGTGGCATCTTGGAAGTACCTTTCTTTTGGGTAGTAACCTAGAATCCAAACCTTTGACATGTCGTTTTTAACCCTTACAAAACAGTAGACATCGCACTTTTGTCTTGTGTTAAAACCCGCTACGCTACAGGAGTAATAGTCTTTTGGTGGGTAGTTAGTCCTTTTTGTTTTTACATCTACAGTATGACCCGCTGGTGATACAAGATCGTAGTCGTAAGTGTTTTTGTGTTCAGACCCCGTAACTCTGGCAACAACCACCTCACCCAAGAAACCTGCCAAGTTGCCTTGGCCTTTTGTTATAGAGTTTCGAAGACCTCCCAACTCTTTAGCCATATCTTCAGCTTTTTGTAAATCCTCTTTGTGAACTTTATACTCTTCCATACCTAAACTCCTTTTACCATAGTAGTCTCAGGGTTGTAGTGCAAACGACCAGCTTCCCCTAGACGTGAATACGGACGGTTCTTAGTGACCTCTACAGTAGTGTAGTTAGCGTCATCACCTTCAGCCTTCATGTCTCGCTTTAGTTCAATTAGCATAATAGCTTCCTCTTCGATTGACTTGGCGTACTTAGTTTTGCCATCGTCGTTGACGTGAGAGATACAGATGATCCCTACATTACGTCGCTTAGAGAACTCAACCAACCGAACCCCTAATTCCGTCAGGGCAGCAGTGGCACCATCAACACCCGATAGATACGCCAGTCGTTGCAAGTGGTCGATAAACAGATAGTCACAACCGTAGACTGTTACTGCGTACTTAGCTTGCTTAAGCGTATCTTCGATAGGGTCTTGAGGATTGACCTCAAAAGCAACGAACTTGTTATCTTCTACTACCTCAGAGATAGCAATGTCAAGCGATTCGTTACTCACATCGTAAAACTCTTGGTCTTCCTGTGTATTCACATTCTTACCTAAGTGATAAGTCGCCATACCCCGTGCTGTTGTACTCTTCATCTCCTCCATGTGCAGGACACCCACACGCATGTTCTTATTTACTACCAGATCGTGCTGGGCTGCTCGGAACACAGAAGTTTTACCAGTACCCGGAGGTGCCTTTACAACCGTAATACCACCTTTAACCCAACCTCGGATAGTGTCATTCAGGCTATCAGAGAACGTGGGTGTGTACTCGTAAGGCGTCTCCTCATGTACAGCCTTAAGCCAATCCTCTGCGCCTGCTGTGAAGCCTGCTGGGCTGTACTTCTTAGCTGACCACCAAGCACTCTTGTATGCCCGCCCTGCATTAGCCAACAAGAAGTCGTTAGCGTCTTTGTGGGGACCGTGGTCCATGATGTGAACCTTATCAGGGAACAGATCAAACATAACTTCAGCAACCTCACGCCCTCTCTTGTCGTTGTCTGTGCTTAAGATAATCTGGTCAAAACTCTCTAAATAAGGTGTCACATTCTCCCAAAGATTTCCACTAGGGGTTGCAGAGGGTAGAGACACCACAGGGTTGATGTAGCCACCACCAGAGAGCATCTGATGGGCGCTCATGGCATCTAGTTCACCTTCGCAGACAGTGATCTTACGGGCGCAGCCTACAGGGAACAGGTTACTACCGAACAAGCTGTCTGCTTTGAACCCAGCGTTGTGGTTGAAGTTCTTAGGCAGCATACGAACCTTATTAGTGCCGTTAGGGTAGGGATACACCTGCTTGAGATCGCTAGTCTTGACCTTAAAGAACTCCATAGTCGATGCAGAGATACCTCGGAACTCTTTATACACCAGACCATCAGAAGGTGTGTCGTCTCGTGACATAGGCTTAGACCTAGACACCATGTCATCTACTGTCATACTCTTATTATCCTTAAGTGGGTACTCTTGAGCGGCCCAACTGTGTAAAACCATACCCTTTTGGGGGTAACTTTCGTTGCAACTAAAGCACTTGCCTACTTGTTTCTCTGTCTCCCAACTGAACGCATCAGAGGAACCACAACCAGAAAAGGGACAAGGTAAGCCTGACTTGTTCATACTTATGTCCTTACTTATGTTATACTTATGTTATACTTATGTTATACTTATGTTATACTTATGTTATACTTATGTATTTATAATCTAGAATAATTACTTATTATTAAATACTTATGTGATTCTTATGTTATACTTAAGTACCTCTTCATAGTTATATAGATATGGGTAAAAGCTACTAGGAAGTCACACAATGTTACAGTTCCCATTTTTTATTAACTACGTGTTTACGGACCTTTTGATTCATCTCAGCAAACTTATAACGAACCGCCCGATCTGTAATTTCTAAGTTTCCTGCAATAGTTTGTTGAGTCACACCCTGATCAAAGTACATATGAAACAGATCGTACTCTTCTTCAGTCAAGCACTCTTTAGCAGACTCCCATACATCCTTAACTAGAGCCTGACGTTCATACGCCTCTGCCTGATCTGACGTGTTGTCTTCGTCATGCAAGCTGGAGTCCAGTTGTGGTGCGTCACAGATCAACTTAGCCCAAGCGATAGTCTCCTCTGAGAAACCTTGCTTGTCCTCTGGTGAACCTAGACCTTTAGCTACCCGTACAAGCTGAAAAGGTATAGTGACAGGTAAACAGTCTACATTCAAGAACTTCCACTGCGCTGTGCTGATAACCTGATAGATACGTGCGATCTCAGCCTGCGGATTAACTCCTAGCTCCCCGTATGCCGCAAGAACACCTTCAGAGATAAGATCGTCGTAGTGGCTTGTGTTGTAGTATTTGCTTGCTGACTTCTTAGCCATAATTTCAATAAATTTAGGTTTCATTCTTCAGACTCCTCGTTACGGTTGTAGTATGTATCTCGCATAGCACCTTTGTTGTGGTCCTTTGGGAAGGTATCCTTACGATCCCTGTCGGTGTTATTCACAACAGCAGACCAAACATCTGGCCCAAGGTTCATCTTCTCAGGTTCACCCCAGCCTTGTAGCTTACTCTCGTATTCCTCTGTGGGTAGCTGTGTGGCCCCTACGTTACGTGCTACCTGTGGGTTCCAACGTACAATAGGGAACTCGCTGTCTGTCTGGCTCTCGCCCATGTAGTAAATGTTCATTTGTCTTATTCCTTCGTAGGGTTATCAGAAAGGTACTTCACCAGTAACAGGATCACGAGGATCAATGTAGTGGTCTTTGTTGAGGTACGAGAGGTCTCGTGTGATTGGGGCCAGTGCATCGAATGTGTTCTCTGGCATGATACCTAGTTCTCGTAAGTGTTGCTCTAGTGCGTAGTCCATTGTGTTTATCCTTACTTATATGGTGTGTCGTTGGTATAGAACAAGTGATTCCCTACCTGTCCATCCAGCTTATACAGTTCAGACCAGAAAGGCAAGACATAAGTTGTATGATAGTGCGTGCTACTGATACCCATCAGGTTGCCCTCTAAGGCCTCTTTAGCTACCTCTTGGCTCTCAGCCCATGCGATCTTGTCTTGATGCCCTGTGTGCCGTGTAGGGTCGTCGTGCATACCATCGTGGGTATAAGAGAACTGCTTAGGCTCCCAGATGACACCACAAACTGTATCGGGGTATCTGTGGTCTTCTACCCGATTGATGATTACGTTAGCTACTGCCTCTTTGCCTTCATAGGGTTCACCACGAGATTCAAAGAAGATTGCTACTGCTAGACATGTCAAGGGTGTCACGCTACCCACTCCTGTCCTGCACCCTTGATAGACAATACGTTGTCCAGTTTGAATGCCTTGAATTGCTCTGCGTCGATCTTGATAGGAACCACACCATTAGCTTGGAAAGCCTTTCGGATGATCTCTGAACGCTCGTTGTTCTTGAGTCCTTTCTTGATGTTAATGCGCCCGTTGTACACTCGTACACCACCGTCCTTAGCTACAAAGGATACAGTGAAGAACTTGTTGCCAATGATCTCTAGTGCGTCACGAACTGTTTCTTTAGTTAGCATTGTTAGTCTCCTATCTGGTATGACTTAGGTGTACAGTGATTCTAATCTGGTGTCAAGCGCTCTTTGCCTCTTGGAATGTACATTCGTCGTGAAGTATAATTTCAGATTCAGTTTCCACCCACACCCTAGCACCACACTTGATCTGTTCCTCATCAGCTACAAGTGTACAGGGGCCAAGAATATCAACAGATCGGGCATACTTTGGCTTACCACCCTTAGAGAACTTGACTGTGTAAACAGGTCTTTTACCTCCGTCCTTTGCATTCATGGAGATGAACTGTCGGTTTACGTGAATGTACTTAGTCATCGCTCTGTTCTCCTTTGATACCTACATCTTCATGTACTGCCTTAAGCCACCCCTGAACAGCCATCTCAGTGTCCATGATCTTATTGAACAACTCAGGTTCCCTGACCTCTACAGTGATTAGGATGCTCTGTAGTACAGCTTGAAGGCATCCTGACTTACCTGCGTAGTCGCTTCCGTACATCTTGTCGATAGCATCCAAGAGGTCTTTACTGTTGTATTCTTTAGTCATAGGTTTAATCATTTATACTTCCTTAAGTTCATACTTAATGCCGTCGATCTCTACCACCTTTCCTGAACAGGCAGCTTTAGAGGTTCGTCTTTTGTGTTCCTCTTCAGTTACCTTTTTATCATTCAACCACCAAGACTTAGTGCCATCAGCAGACTCTACAGCAGGACCATCTTCTCGGTGTAGCTTACCCTTCAAGTACCAAGACTTAGTGCCGTCAGCCCACTCCTTAGCAGGACCATCTTCTCGGTGTGGCTTACCCTTCAAGTACCAAATCTTATCGCCATCAGCGTAAACTTTTACTGTATATTCTTTAGTCATCTTTAGTTTCCTTCTCAGTCTTAAGCGATTCGTTTATCTTCTGCAACCAATGTACTACATCATCACAGGGGTCGTCAACAACATTTACTACGTCAACAGGGTAATTACCAGATGCTTTGTTCTTGTCCAACCTTACGTGCCTCCTTTACCTGTTGTGCGCTAAGGTCTACCTCTACACCAGCGTCTGGGCCAGACATATACACACCTACATAGATACCTTCGTCCATGATTGCAAGGTCTACCTCTAGTTCATGCTCGTATTCGTCGCTGATGTACACTCGTTTGTCCTCGTAAGTCATTTGTTAGTTCCCTTGTTTGTCGTTGAGATAAGTTATAGGGTGATTCTTTTGGCAAGTCAAGTGTTTTATGACTACCTGTTGTCTCTTATGTACTGTTTCGCCTCTTCAAGCGTCTTAAAGCCATAAGCCCACCCATACATAAAAACTTCATAAGTTCCGTCTATCTCAAGGTTGTCTTGAATTTCAAATCCGTAGTAAGTCATTTGTTAGTTCCTTTCGTTTCTGTTGAGATAAATTATAGGGTGATTCTTTTGGTAAGTCAAGAACATTTGATGCTCAAACCCGTATTTATTTTGGTTTATGTTCAATAGTTTATCTGTAATTCCCTCGTACACCTAATTCCCTCGTAGGCCTCTAATTCCCTCGTGGGCCTCTAATTCCCTCGTGGGGGGTCAGACCCTAAATTCCCACGTAGGGGTGTATATCTGACGTTTTCCCAAATCTCTGATACTTTGATGAATATCTGATACTTTGATGAATATCTGATACTTTGATGAATATCTGATACTTTGATGAATCTCTGATACTTTGATGAATATCTGATACTTTGATGAATATCTGATACTTTGATGAATCTCTGATACTTTGATAAATCTCTGAGATTCCCCCGAATTGTTACAATAAGTCACAGTTTCGTGAAGTATGTTACAAGGGGTATACAATTCAGAATCACCTCTATACTATTGCAACCCTAGTGATTCGATTCTCACATGAGTCGCAGAACCCCCAAACTACCATAGCGAATCAGGTTTTGTAAACCCCCTTGACAAGATTAATTTTAGTCTGATTTTTTGTGCATGATTCGTTCTAAATGGTTTAAGGTTAAACTATAGAGTCGGATTCCGCACTCCTAAACCGTCCGGAAACCAGCCTGTCTGGGCTATGTCCGACCTCAGAATCACCTTAGCATGAGATTCGCAGGCAAGTAAACCCATATAATATAATTTATTTAGCTTAAACCCTCTTGACACGTCAGGAGCGCGACGAATCAATTTTATAGGGTAACGTGAGGCAATCGTGAGAAGCCTCTCAGCGGCTCTTATATGGCGTCTCAAGACCTATTGACGAATCCTTAGGGTTCAACTAGTCGCGCGCGCCTGCGATTCTATTATATACAAGCGGCCTGAATCTTTTTTTGTGTTTTATGCGTTTTATGGGTTGAGTCCGTACGAATCGTATGCAATAAACAATGCAACAGAAACACAGACACACAAGGAAACGACACAATGGACATGGAAAACCTGACAGGCAAACAGGCCGCGAAATTCATACGAGCACACAAGGGGAAAATTTTTGTTGATGTGACTGTAGGGTTCGGGGATGACTTTGTCCGAATTCCAGCTGTCAAAAGTGATCTGGCGCGGGCAATGGAGGATCTTGGTGATGTAGAAGGGCAAGAAATTTTTGTTGATGAGGGTGGCGACTGCGTTCTTGGTAGAGCTTTGAAGGGGTGGTAATATGAAAATTGAAGTTCAACAGATCAAAGATATTGAGTCTCAAGCTCAAATTCTGATTGACGGCCTGCAAAACCTTATGGGGGATTTAAGGGACGCCTCTAACGAATCAATCAGCCCTGTTGATGTAAACCTTAGTGCTATCTCTGAAATGTCAGATTTTCTGATGAAGTATAAGTGGACACTTGAGAATATGGACGCTTTGCAGGAGGAATGAATTTTTGTGTTGTGTCGTTTTGGGGTTTACACCAGATAGAATCATAGATATAAAAGAATCAACAGAAACAAAGAAACACAAGGAAGCGACACAATGACAACACTTACCCAGAACCAACAGAATGCAATGACCTCCTTAATCAAGTCATGCCTGAGCAACATGGGCGGGGAAACACTTAGTCACTTGCAAGGCGACCCGTTCACATGGGTTGAGGCTAGCGACCTAGTTGAAGCAGGTTGGAACCAAAAGCAAGCTGAGGGGACTTTCGGGTCACTGGTCGCGGAAGGCCTTATTTTCGAGGACGAACCCGGCGAATACTCACTCACTAGCAATTGGGTTGAACTAGGCAAGTTTCACGCCTAAAGTTAACGCCTAAAGTTAACGCCTAGGCAAGCGTCAAAACTGCCCTACATCTCAACGAAGAAACACAAGGTAACGACACAATGCCACGTAAACTTTTCATCCAAACTGGCCAAACGCCACCACGCGGACATGTTGTAACTTCTGACCTGATACGCCCCAGTGAGAATAACCGGAAGCAAAACGGTGCGACTGTTTTTGTGACTGGGAATCCTTACCGCAGGGTTTACCGTGACGCGGAAGGTATGTTTATTAATGTCAAAGGAGACAAGCGGAGAGTTTTTCAAGTCGAATTTTCTTAAGCATTTAACTTACATCACAACGAATAAACACAAGGAAACTACACAATGAATAACGCAACATACACTATTGCAGAACGTCCTAACGGTTCTAAGGGTCAGTTTGTCCCTATCCACGGTTTACCGCTCATGGCACTACCGCAAGCCCGTGCGGCACTTGAGGCCGCAACAGTTAAAGGCCAAGCTGAGTTTGTTGTTGTTAACACTCAAGCCCAATAAGGAGTTTTAGATATGAATGAAGATGACAGAATCCAGAACACAATCGAATTGATTAATGACCTATGCGAGTCGCAAGTCGAATATGAGACACGCCACGGTGATGCGGGTGACGCCTATGCGCATATGCCATCAGAATCTTGGGACGACCAAAAGACTCGGGACTTGATTGCGAGTCTTACGGAAGAAAAACGAGATCACACGGTAAAGGATCACTTTGCCCCAGATTCTTACAAGCCGCATTGGAAAATACTAGGCATTGATTGCCGCTGGAGGGGTGTGTGGAGTGGGCATTTGTAACCTTGGCGCTTCATATTGCGTATATGTGTAGCACGAAGCTTACAGAAATTCCAGCCCTGCTTTGGTTTCCATGTGCTCGGCGGGTGAGTTTCCAACCATCCCATCTGTCAGACGTGAAGGTCAAAACACCTTTTGTCGCGCCGCCGAGGAAAGACTACAGGATATTATCGCTCAACATGAGGAGTCTTGATCATGCTGCAAAAATTTGCATACGAATATACAGACACTGTTGAAGGGGAAGCCAATTATTGTTGGGTTAAACGTGGCAGAGTATACGCACCCGAACTTGTACACTATGGGTACACGGGTTCAACAGACGGTTCCTATAGCAAGGCTAACAAGGCTCAGATGCGAGAGATTATGCGGCGGGTTAAAGCAGAGCTAGGGCTAACGGGTGTGAAGGGCGTTCGGGAAAGCTGGGGCGATACGGAAGTCTTCAAGCCTTATGGCACGGCTACAATCTTGTTTGTTGAAGTATAAGGAGTCTTGATTATGCTAAAAGAGATCATAGGAGCCTTGAGCTTGTTTCTCACGCTATACACGCTACTTTGCCTGCCCTACCTGCTATAGATTACACAAGGCTCTCAGTGGCTCTTATATGGGCTGCTAGGGCTATGTGCATTAATGCAGGATAACATTGGCTTAGACGTTAGACGTGCGTTAGGTAACATTGGATACAGGCACTGATTGGAACGTGTATGCAGTGCACATATTGGTGCGAATCGCCTATCCTAGCGCAAGGAAAAACTTTAGCAGTCAAGCGTAAACTATTGTTATCATTGGAAGGGTTACCTGAGAGATACACTGCGACAATTAAGCAACACAAGGTGATTCTTTTGGGGTGACATGAGCTTTTCTTGTGTCAACCCCCTTGTGAGTTCTTACGAACTATGACAGACATTAGGGTCCCTAGGGATTCTCAGGGTGATTCGGTGGGGGTGTGGGTAGCCACTAAGGAATCCAAAAGAATAAAAAAGGTTCCACCTGTAATCCCTACGTCCCCTCATGTATACCACTCCCACCATGAATCCCTTTGAACCACACACAGGAAATGCTTTAGAAGCGACCCCTAGAAATACCAAAAAACAAGAGAAAAACCCTCAAGTTGTGTTATTTATGTCACATCTTATAATAATATCGCTACAAAGTGACGCACTACTGAAGAAACTACTTCCTAGTAGCTTTTACCCATATCTATATAACTATGAAGGGGTACTTAAGTATAACATAAGAATCACATAAGTATTTATATCTATAAGTATTAATCATTAAGAGATAAGTTCTTACGTAAGTAAGTTATACTTAAGTAATACCAATGATTCATAGTGTGGTCCTTGAGCTAGATTCCTAGCGACCCCTAGTATGTTATTATTTGTGGTATATAAATATAAGCATCTTTCTTTATGGTTAATAAACTACAGCCAAACCGAATGATTCTTAGTTAAGGAAGTCCTACAGTGTCCAAGAAGCTCCCCAAGAACTCCAACATTGCCCGTAAGGTACGTGAAGGTATCTCTGGCGGTGTATCTGTAGCTCAAATCTTCAAGTCTGTACTTCATATGAAGGATGCCCCTCAGTCCTATACCACTTTCTATAAGTTGTACCGTGAGGATATGGACGAAGTTAAGTTCACTATTGATGCTAAGGTTGGTAAGACGGTTATTGATCAGGCACTAGAGGGTGACTTCAAGTCTCAGGAGTTGTACCTACGTTCTCGTGCTGGTTGGTCCCCTAGTTCCCATGTACAGGAGCAAGAGGTTGGTACTGAGGATGAAGAGAACGAGGGTGCAGTGAGTGCCTTTATGGCTGCTCTAGGTAAGGGTACTGACGAAACAGAGGAATAATCCGATATGGTGAGTTCTCCAAACTATCTAACTGCTCAGACCCTACGAGAGATGCCTGACCTTCAGGTACAAGAAGCGCTCTCTAAGATGTCTAAGAGGCAGTTAGAGGCTCTTCAGAAAGAATACACCTTCTGGGCTAGACCTGAGCAGATAGAGCCACAAGGAGACCATAATGTGTGGTTCCTGAACTGTGGTCGAGGCTTTGGTAAGACATGGACTGGCGCTCAGTGGGTCAGAGAGAAGGTCAAGGAGGGCCATAAGCGTATTGCTTGTGTAGCCTCTACGAACTCTGATATCGAGCGAGTTATGGTTAAGGGTGAGTCAGGTTTCTTAGCTTTATGCTCTAAGCACGATAAGACACATAAGGGTAAAGAGATGGGGTTCCCTGAGTGGTCTCCTACTAAGCGTACCCTTACGTGGGCTAACGGTGCTAAGGTCGAGTTCTACTCTGCGGAGGAACCTGAACGTCTACGTGGTCCCCAGTTTTCCGCTGCATGGTGTGATGAGCTAGCTGCATGGAATAAAGATGAAGACACTTGGGATATGCTTCAGTTTTGTCTAAGATTAGGCAAACACCCTAAGGTTTGTGTCACTACTACCCCGAAATCCACTAAATTAGTAAGAAAACTACTAAAAGACCCTAAAACTCGTATTACTGTAGGGTCTACATTCGATAACGAGGCTAACCTAGCGGATACCTACCTGACTGCTGTGAAAGACCAGTACGAAGGCACTAGGCTCGGTCGTCAGGAACTCTACGCAGAGGTTCTTGAGGAGAACGAAGGCGCACTCTGGACTACAGACACTGTTGATGGTTGTCAGGTAGACAGAGACAAGGTACCTACACTTACCCGTATTGTTGTGGCACTTGACCCTGCTGTTACCTCTAATGCCGAGTCTGATATGACTGGTATAGTGGTTGCTGGTGTAGATGTCAATGGTAAGGCTTATATTCTCGGAGATTATACTGACAGGCTATCCCCTCAAGGTTGGGCTGCTAAGGCTATTGAACTCTATCATCAGTATGAGGCTGATAGGATTGTAGCTGAGGTCAACCAAGGGGGTGATATGGTTAAGCATACGATCCACGGAGAGGACGAGAGCGTACCCCTTAAGATGGTCCGCGCCTCTAGGGGCAAGTACGCACGTGCAGAGCCTGTAGCAGCCTTGTATGAGAGAGGGCTAGTGCATCACGTCAGGAACCCTGAGGATGGTGAAGCTAACCTTAATGAACTAGAGACACAAATGAGAACATGGGAGCCTCTAGGTTCTATTGGTTCTCCTGATAGGCTTGATGCAATGGTGTGGGCCTTAACTGAACTCATGCTTAACGGTTATAGTAAACCCCAATTGAAACTCGTCTATAGTAGCAACAAAGGACTAAGGTAGTCAGATGAGCAACTCTAAAACAGAATACAACAATTACGTTAGGGCTAATCTGCCTACTGGTATGACTTTTGACTCTGTTAATGCTCGTTATCGCTACAACAATCATTCCTTTGTTACCTTTTGGCTGGCTGAGTGGTACTACAACTACATCAATAAGTTCTCTAACACTGTCGCTTATTCCGTTCTTGGGTTGTCTCCAGAGCTTGTCTTCGACTTCGACGCGGATAAGTATTTCGTCAACTCGCGACGGTCTACCTTCTCTGACAGCGTCACACACAGCGCTTCGTCCAACGCCACGATGGTGGATTCAGATGGCTTGCTGAAGTGGCGTCCGCATAATTTGCTGACGTATTC